GGCAAAACGTATTCACGGTGTTAAAGGTTCAGACCATGCACATAAAGCCGCAGCAGAAAGTAGTGACACTGATTGGTTTGTTACCGTCGATGCTGACAATATTGTAGATCCAAGATTTTTTAATCTCGATTTAAAAATGGATGATCCAAAGATACAGGTCTATGGATGGTGTGGCCGCAACGTTATCAATGGACTACGATATGGTAATGGTGGTTTAAAAATCTGGAAAAAAGATTTTGTTCTTAACATGAAAACACATGAAAATTCTGATAGCGATAGAGGACAAGTTGATTTTTGCTGGGAAGATGGATACAAAAACTTTCCTTTAAGTTTTAGTGATAGCATTATTACAGGAAGTCCATTTCAAGCATGGAGAGCAGGATTCCGTGAAGGTGTTAAAATGACGTTGCTCGACGGAGTCAAAGTTCCTCCGGCTGAAATACAAGAACGCATTTGGTGGCATAACATTCATAGACTGCGTATGTGGTCTACGGTAGGCGCTCACGAAGAAAACGGTCTATATGCTGTATACGGTGCTAGACTAGGAACATGGATGGCTAATTGCACAGACTGGAATTATATAGAAGTTAGAGATTTTGAAATTCTTAGAGGAATCTGGAATCAATATGGACGTCCCTACGAAGAAGTAAACGGTGAAGGATTAGTTGATGCAACAAAGGACCTAGGTGAAAAAATTAAAGTTGGTTTAGGTTTGCACTGGCCTTATTTAGATCCTAACCAAAGCAAGTACACACTAGATTTATATAATGAAACTATGAATTTAAACGATACTTATTTTAGAATGCCCGAAAATGTATGATATTTTTTATGTTTCAAAAAATTCCATTAACGACTATAACTGGAACTCAGTCAAGTCAAAATATCCCACAGCTAGAAAATTTGAAAACATAAATTCTTTTGATCAATTAAAAAAACAAGCATTTACTAAAATGTTTTGGGTTGTGTGGGACGACCTTACCTTATTAGACAATCTTAATTTAAACACATACAGAGCTACCCAGTGGGACGATATGTATGTTCATGTATTTAAAAATAGTGATCATTACGACGGAGTTTGTTTATTTCCTAAGTCAGTTACAATTTCTCAAAGAGAATTTGATAATCGGTTTTTTACAGATAAAAAAGAAATAGATATTGTTGCTAGTATTCCACTAGGATATGATAAATTTAATATTACAACTTACGATGATTATCTAAACGCTGTTGAACAATCAAGTACAGACATGTTTTGGGCAATTTGGCCTGATGTAAATGTCAAAGAAGATTTTAAATTTAATTATAAAGTTCCTAAGCATAATTCTAATATTGTTCATATTTTTAAAAATGGAGAATTTTTTGACGGCATTTGCTTATTTCCAAAAAATGTAAAAGTTTCTAAGAGAGAATTTTATCATAGATTTTTTGCAGAAAAAAAAGAAATAGATATTGTTGCTAGTATTCCAAAACAATACAACATCTATTCTCCTAAAACATTTGATGAGTATAAACAAATTACAGACGATATGTTTTGGATTGTGTGGCCTGAGGTAAAAATTATTAACAATGAAATTTTTGATTTATATTTTAGCCATCACAATACCTATGACAGAAGAGAAAATCATGTTTTTAAAAATTTGTGTAATTACGACGAATCTTACCTAAGCGGAATTTTGTTATGCAGCAAATTTAAACCTTTAACACAAGAAGAGTTTGATAAACAATATCCTACTGATAAAAAAGAATATAATATAATCGCTAGTAAATTTCAATATCCTATATATACAATCACATCTTACGAGCAATATTTAGATATATGTAAAACTGAATCTCAAAATATGTTTTGGTGTGTATGGCCAGAAATTAAAATATTAGATGATAAACTATTTGATTTGTATTTTGATCCAAATAGTGGGGCATTTGATTATGATAGAAAAGAAAATCATGTTTTTAAAAATTTATGTAACGACAAAGAATCTTTTCTAAACGGTGTAGTATTATTTTCTAAAGAAAAAATCATATCTAAAAAAGAATTTAATAGAAGATTTTTAATTGATAAAAAAGAACATAATTTTGTAGCAAGTCGTTATGCGTATCCTGTTTACAATATTGATACTTATGACGATTACAAACAAATTATAGACACCGAATCTCAACCTTTATTCTGGGCAATTTGGCCTGAAATAGAAATTATTGATTCTGAAATTTTTAATTTATATTTTGAACCTAATAATGGCGTATATGATTATGATAGAAATATCAATCATGTATTTCAGCATAAATTTAGAAACGAATTAACATATAACGGATTGATGTTAATGTCTACATCAACGCCAGTTAGTCCTAAAGAAATTGATTTTAGGTTTTTAATTAATAAAAAACAATATGAACAAGTTGTTTCTAAGCATAAAGACTATGATATAATATTTGTAAGTTATAACGAACCTAATGCTGAAGAAAATTATAATAAACTAATTAACAAATTTCCAAGAGCTAAACGAGTACATGGTGTTAAAGGTATTCATCAAGCGCATATAAAGGCAGCTGAACTTGCCACAACAGACATGTTCTGGGTTGTTGATGCCGATGCACATATAATAGATGATTTTAATTTTAATCATCAGGCAACGCGATACGAAAAAGATGTTGTTCATGTGTGGAGAAGTAAAAATCCAATAAATGATTTAATATATGGTTATGGTGGAGTAAAACTATTACCAAGAAAATTAACATTAGATATGGATGTAAATACAGCCGACATGACAACATCGATTAGTAAAAAATTTAAAGCAATGCCGGAAGTCAGTAATATATCTGCATTCAATACAGATCCTTTTAATACTTGGAAATCGGCATTTAGAGAATGTGTAAAACTTTCTAGTAGAACAATTGCTGGACAAGTTGATGAGGAAACACAAAAGAGATTAGACATATGGTGTTCTGTAGCAAAAGACAAATTTGCTAATGATGCACTTAGCGGTGCAATTGCAGGACGTAAGTACGGAGAAGAAAATAAAAACAATCCAGAAGCCCTTGCAAAAATTAATGATTTTGATTGGTTAAAAACACAATATGGAATTTAATAGAAATATAAAAGGTAATGAACTTAGAAAGATTGATGGAAAATATCAGTCTCGATATCTATTAGATGCAGAATTTGTTCATAAGGAATTAAACGAAGTAAGTCCAAGTTTTTGTTTGGCCAAATGGTTTAATGTTAGTATACACATTCCGTCTGGAAGAACACATAGTTGTTATCATCCTAGAAGTCATGCAATTCCATTAGATGAAGTAAAGATCGATGTTAGTGCATTGCATAATACAAAATATAAAAAATCTCAACGTGCATTGATGTTACAGGGTATACGACCTAAAGAATGCGAATTTTGTTGGCAAATTGAAGATAGCGGAAACCAACTAAGCGATCGAGCATATCGAAGCAAAGATGTATGGGAACCAGGGTTAATTGATGAAGCATTAGAGCTTGGTTACGAGGGAAATGCTAAACCAAGATATGTTGAAGTAAATTTTAATCAAGCATGTAATTTTAAATGTAGTTATTGTAGCCCTCATCTTAGCACAGCATGGTATGATGAAATTAAAAAAGAAGGCCCGTACCTTTTAACTGACCGTGTGCATAATGATATTCTATGGATTCAAAACGAATCACCAATCGACAATAGTCCTGAAAATCCTTATGTAAAAGCATTCTGGGAATGGCTTCCAGAAATTTATCCAACCTTACAAACATTCCGCATGACTGGCGGAGAACCGCTTATGGATAAAAATACCTTTAGGATGTTTGAATATGTAAAAAATAATCCTAAAAGTGATCTTCATTTAAGTATTACAAGTAATTGCTGTCCTCCAAAAGACCAATGGTCAAAATTTATGTCTAGTTTAAAAGAAATTACAGATGCAGAGGCTGTTGATCATTTTATGTTATTTTGTAGTTTAGATAGTTGGGGTAAGCAAGCAGAATATATACGTAATGGAATGGATTTTGAAATGTTAAAGGCAAACGTCACTGACTATCTTGCAAATAGTCAGAAACATTCACTTACTTTTATCATAACATTTAATGCTTTGAGTTATACTCGTATTGTTGAATATTTGCAGAACATTATTAAATTGAGAAGAAAATTTAGTAAACGTAGACAACTAATTTGGTTTGATATCCCTCCGCTCCATGATCCAGATTTTTTAAATCCCAAAGTAATGCCAGAAATGGTAACAGAACTTAAATTGGCATTAAAATATATGTTAGAAAATAAAGAAGGTCGTGGTAATCAGTTTATGGGATTTAGCGACTTTGAAGTGAGTAAAGTTCGAAGATTAATTGATTGGATTGAATCAGATACAGGATTTGACAAAGATAAAGCTATGAAAAATTTTTATGAATTTTTCTCAGAACACGATAGAAGACGAAATACAAATTTTTTAAATACATTTCCTGAACTAACAGATTTTTGGAATAGGTGTAAAGAATAATGGATGATAGAGTAAATTATATTAAAGGTGTTAGAGATCGTTTAAACAAAATAGGTCCAGGTTTTTGTGCAATGAAATGGTTGCATCAAACTTTGTATCTTCACACCGGTGATAACCATAGTTGTTACCATCCTCGTCCTCATCACATTCCATTAGATGAAATTAAAATAGATGCAAGTGCTTTACACAATACTAAATGGAAAAAACAACAACGTAAAAAAATGTTAGAAGGTGAAAGACCAGAAGAATGTTATTATTGTTGGAATATTGAAGACTTGCCGGGAGAGCATATAAGTGATCGAATGATTCATAGTTCTAGCGATTTTTCAGAACCTTACATAGAAAAATTAGCAGAATTACCATGGGACGCTCCGGTAAACCCACGCTATCTAGAAGTAAGTTTTGGTAACGGATGCAACTATCGCTGTGGTTATTGTTGCCCACAGGCTAGTACTATGTGGATGGAAGAGATCAAGAAACACGGTAATTATGATTTAACTTATAATCAATATGGTATTGAGTTTTTAAAAAATGGAACATATTATGGGCCTAAAGATGAAAACCCTTACATCGAAGCATTCTGGAAGTGGTGGCCAAGTTTACGTAATGATTTACATACTTTACGTATTACAGGCGGTGAACCATTAATGAATCCTGGTGCTATGCAGTTTTTTGATTTACTAGAAGATGAGCCAGCTCCCCATTTAGAGATTACACTTAATAGTAATCTTGGAGTAACTTTTGATCGAGTTGATCGATTAATAGCTCGAGTAAAAAGTTTAATAGAACAGAAAAAAATTAGAAAGTTTAGTTTCTTTACTAGCATTGATAGCTGGGGAGAACAAGCAGAATATATGCGTACAGGATTAAAATGTGATCACTGGGAACGCAATATGAAAGAAGTAATTAAAGCCGGTGCAACGGTAAATCTAATGTGTACTTATAACGTATTATGTGTAACTAATTTTCAAAAGTTATTACACAAAGTTATCGAATGGAGAAAAGAATACGGCAAGGAAGCTGTATCTTTTGATACACCATATTTAAAAGAACCGCCACACTGGATGATTAATATTTTGCCTGAAGAATTTATTAAACATCAAGAAGACACTTTAAAATTTATTGAAGATAATATGGATTGGTTTACAGGCGTCGAATACGAAAAGTTTAAACGTGTAACAGATTACATGAAAGAAAATCCAGTTAGCGATTTAAAAATTCTTCAAGGAAGAAGAGATTTTTATAGTTTCTTTTCTGAAAATGATAGAAGATTAGGAACTAATTTATTAGAGGTTTTTCCAGAGTATAGTAACTTTTATAACTTATGTAAAAACATTTACGAAAATTATGATAACAGAAACAAATAAAAATTCTTGGTGTGTTAATGCGTTCCATGGAATGAGCGCAAATAACAACGGAAGTTCTAAAATGTGTTGTATGATTATTGAAGAATACAACAGAATGAAAGAATTACAACCAATTTATTTTGTAGACAAAATGTCTATCGAACAAAATTTTAATAATCCTGTAGCAATACAAATTCGAAAAGATTTAGAAAACGGAATAAGAAATTATGCCTGCAAAAATTGTTGGGAAGAAGAAAATGCTGGACGTAAAAGTAAGCGTCTTCGAGATAATGAAATATATTTTAGATCGATAGAAAGGGGAGAAAAACCATTTACCGGTCTTGCTAAGTTTGAATTAAATCTAGGAAATAATTGTAACATAAAGTGTAGAACCTGTGCTCCTCAGATTAGTTCAACATGGATGAAAGAAGATTACGATCTGCATCATTCAAAAATTTCTTATAAAGAATATGCAGAAATGATGAGAGTGTTTCATCAGAGCTACGACGACGAAAGTGTTTTCTGGGAAGATTTAAAAAATAATTTAGTCAATATTAGACAATTTGATTTTTATGGCGGCGAACCGTTTTTAAGTAAAAAGATGTGGGAAATTCTAAGTATATGTGTTGACAAAGGATATGCTAAAGATATTGAATTGCATTATAATACTAACGGTACAACTTGGCCAGAAGATAAAATTTCTATGTTTAAACATTTTAAAGGTGTTAATTTATCTTTTAGTATTGACGGTATAGAAGAACAATTTGAATATATGAGATTTCCAGCAAAATGGAATGAAGTATTAGAAAATATGAATAAGGCAAAAGAGCTTGCTAATAGTTTAAAAACTCTTAAAATTAGTTGGTGCATTACTTTAAGTACACTGAACATATATGACTTACCTAAAACAATAAATTTTTATTACGATCATTTTTCTAGTTTTGGTTTTTATCTAAATTTAGTTCACGGACCCCGACATTATAATATTTCAACTCTCCCAACAGATATTAAAGAAAAAATTATTCAACATATTAATGATGTTGTGCCTAAGACGCAGAATCAAGCATGGATGTATCTAGATGGCATTTTAAATTTTATAAAAAACGGACACTACGAGCCTTCAAGTTTTACTTCTCTAAAGGAAGTAACAAAAAAACACGATCAATATCGAGGACAAGAATTTAATAAAGTTTTTCCTGACTATTCAAAAATTATAGGTATGTAAAAATGAGTTTTTGGAATTTTAATGAATTAATACAAGTACATATTGAACTTACAAATCATTGTAATGCTGCTTGTCCTATGTGCGTAAGATTTTATAATTCTTCAGAGTTAATTAGACCAGATTTAAATTTAAGTCAAATTTCTTTAGAAGATTTTAAAAAATGGTTCCCTCAAGAAGTATTAGATAGAGTTAAACTTTGGTTATTCTGTGGCGTTCATGGAGATCCGTGTATGGCTAAAGATTTTTATGAAATATGCGAGTACATCATTAATAATAGTCCTGGGGTCATAGCTGTGCATACAAATGGCGGCATGAGAAATCCTGAATGGTGGGCAAAATTAGGTAATCTTTTTGCAAAAGGAAAAGCATCAAATCAATATAGGCTTACTTTTTCCATTGACGGGTTAGAAGATACAAATCACATTTATCGAAGAAACGTTAAATGGGATAAACTTATAGCAAATGCACAAGCATTTATTGATGCGGGTGGGAGAGCTCTTTGGGACTTTTTAATTTTTAAACACAACGAGCATCAACTAGATACTGCAAAAAAATTATCTGAGGATATGGGATTTACTGAATTTGTTCCTAAAAAAGCATTAGGCGTTGATAATGGAACAGAATTAATATATATGGTAGCTCTTAATAAAGAAGGACAATTAGATTACTATATTGAAGCTCCTACAAATCCCAAAAATAGAAATTTAGAAAATCCAACAGGAATCCAACCTTTAAAATTTTATCCTTTTTCAAAAGATGATTATAATAAGATGAAAGAAAATTCAGAATTTAAAAATTCTTATTATAAAAGAACAGAAGAAATTGTTGATATAATAGCAAGTTCTAAATATGACGAACACGACTCGTGTAATATTAAGTGTAAATCGCATATTGATGATGGGTATAAACGTGGAAAAGAAATTTTTGTCGATAGTGCTGGTAACGTTATGCCTTGTTGTTATATTGGAACACATTTAAATGGAATTTATTCTGATCCTCCAAGTATGCAACTTGTTCGTAATTTAAATAATTATGGACCAGAAAAACTTAATTTAAATAACCATTCTTTAGAAGAAATTTTATCAGCGGAGCATTTAGATAGATTATATGCAGACACATGGGATAAAACAACAAAAGAAGGAAAACTTGTTTATTGTTCTAAAACCTGCGGAACATTTTCATCTATAGATAAAATTTTTACACATGAAATTGTTTTAAAAAATAGAAAAAAAAGATATTTAGAATCACAAAAACCAAATGAAAGTTGATGTATTATACTCCGGACAATTAAGATATGCTGAGGCATGTTCTCGACAAAAAGAATTTTTTAAAAATACTGAGTGTCGAAATGTTTTTAGTTTATTAGACATCGTACAAGATTCTCATGCAAAAATGGCATTACGATCTTCCTACATGTTTGATGCTGACAAAGATTTTCGATATGCTTTAAATTATATTACAGAACAATTGAATCCAGAGGTCACTGCTGTATATTCAAAATATCAAATTTCTGAATGGTTTCAAAATGCATATGGGGAAATAGATACCTATAAAGTCTATTATATTCAACACTTATATACATTCATCGAAGGATTAAAACAAACTAAAAATGATGTTGTTGTTTCAATAACAACAGATTTAATATTAGAAGGAGATTTAAATTCTTTTCTTATTGGAGTAGATTTAGAAACTCCTCAGGTTTATTGTCATTATAAAAATTTATTAATTCCGCATGTTATTATTTTAAACAATAAGGCAAGAGAAATAATTCTTAATAAAAGCAGTGAGTTTTTATCTACATTTTTTACAACAAATCCTCCAGAAACTTGGTTCAAGGCTGAAACACTTTGGGAAAAACTTTTTGAATATTGTGGAATAAAAATTAAAATATTAAAGACAATACATCAATGTAAGGTAAGACCCACAATGGTTATTACAGATTTAAAAAAATCTATTAATCAATTGAGTATTATGTTTGAAAATTGGAGAAAGTATAAAGATACCGCAAGTAAACAATCTAAATTTAAATTTGATAAAAAATTAATATCAAGGATTGTTGCTTATGGATGTAGTTATACAGCAGGAGATGAATTTTTAGATACTTTATATCGAGCCGATGCGGAAGAAATTAAAAAACGAAACATTAGAGAATGGTTTGATCTTAAAGTTAATTTTGATAAAAATTTAATTGCAACCATTAATGAAAAACAAAGAAATATGGCTTGGCCTGCAATCTTAGCAAATAGATTATCGATGTTAATTGATAATAGAGCTAAAGCAGGAAATTCATTAGCAAATATAGTTTGGCAAATTGAAAAAGATTTTGCCAACGGAGATATTACTGAAAAAGATTTAATAATTGTTGGATTAACATCATACGAAAGAAATATATATTTTTCACATAAAGAACCAGTTTCGGTTCTGATGCATATGAGAGAAAATTTTCCAAAACAATTTCAAAAGTATCAAGGACCAATTGCGGATTTTAATAATTCTATGTTTATGTATTATTTTTATTACTTGTGTCTTTCACGACTAATACAATTATCATCAAACCATTTAAAAGGAAGATTGTTAATTGTTCCGTGTATTAACGACGACAATTATAAAAATTTTGATCCTGTGTTAGAAAAATACTTTCAAACAGATATTTTAAATTTTAGAGATGAATGTTTAAACAGCGAGTATTTTATTACTGATAAAAATCTTTATGATTTTGTTGAACTGCAAGAGGATGATATTCATGCTGGTGGCCATCCAAAACAAATCGTGCATGAAAGATTTGTTGACCACTTACTAGAGATTTTTCCAACTAAAGAAATTTCTTAGTTTCGTCTGAAATGTCTTGTTTAAGACGTTCTACATCAACTTCAAAATCTATTTTTTTAATAGTGTCGTGATATTCTTGCATTGTTTCTAATAGCTTATCGGCAACTTCTTCTGCATCAGAAACAGACAATAACTCTGCAACTTCTATTTTCCAAACTCTGCCATTATCAAATTCTAATTTAATAGCATTAAGATAAGCGACCGGCATGGTGTTCATATACATATCCTCGAACACCTCCGGCCACTCTTTGATTAGATGCTTTGGTGGTTTAAAGAGACGCTTAGGCACTTGCTTCTTCTTTAGCCTTAGTAGTCTTTTTAACTGGTGGATCTAATTCATCTGCTTGTTTACGTAGTCTTGCAGCTTCTTTATACATAGCATCTGCTTGACTGCGATAACTTTTAGCAAGGTCTTTATCAGTTAATGCTTCTGTAGTTGATGCTTGTGCTCTTACTGGAGCAGGAACATCTGGATCTACATTAGGAACAGCTTCTGATTTTTGTTGTTTCTTTTTAAAATCTTGATCTCTTGCTGGTGCGCCGGAAACAAGATTTGATAATTCGTCAACGGTGCAATTTTTTTGTTCTGCGATAAGAACATTTAATTCAGACAACACAATATTGGTGCTAGACGTTGGAGTCATAATAACCATATCAGTTGCAACTTTTTGTAATCTTCCGTCTGCTTGCATAGCTTGAAGCATAGGACGACCATCTGGAAACAATCGAGTATGCATGATTTCGCCAAACTCATTTACCTCTTGCCCCTGGTCGCTTTCAAGCAATCCCATCAGAGCATCGTGATAGGAATCAGTTAAGTTTGCTGTTCCTACTACAAGAGCTGATCCTGAATCGCCCGGTATTGTTCTAAATACGGTGATTACTTTCGCTCCAGTATTTTTCATTCTTCCGATGTGCTTGATTTGTCTCATGATTATTGTTCCTTTTTGCTAACAGAATCTAAAAATGTTGAAAGTCTATTATAAACTTTACCAACTGCTTCTAGTTCGTTTGCTTTAAATGCTCCACGTTGGCTAGCAACGTCGATAATGCTTTTTAGTGCTGTAAGGTCACTAACGTTTAAATCTGCAGAGTTTGCGGCCGGAGCTTCTGGAGCAGAAGCAGCTGGAGCAGTAGTTTGCAAATCTTTGTTTTCTTCAGTCATTGTTATCTCCTTAATTTTGTACAGGCTAATGCAAAGAATGTCATTTCTTTTTCATCTTCAAATCCAACATACGTTGAAGTTTTTAGATTTCCGTTCTCATCAAAAGACGGTATTTGTTTAATACAATATCTTCCTTTTAATTTAGAACGAATCCAATCATCTAATTCGTTATTATAAACATCTCTTTCGCTTAATTTCATTTTTAAAAAATGTGGCGGAATCCTAGTAAGTTTTCTAGTGTTCAAAACGTCTAACGGATTAAGATCATTCATACGTGATATTTATAGTAGTAGTTTATAATATTATACAGAATTGAAATGAAAATTTCAATCTGCGTTTAATCGTTTGCTCATAGCTTTTGAATATCCCATTTTCATAACATCGCCGGAAAATAGATAAAGTTCAAATGCTGCTTTTTCGGATAACACCGATAACGTATGTTTTTCAAGATACCACGGGGCATGAATAAAGTTATCTAACCAAACTAGTATTTGGGGTGTTATTTTAATTTCTTTGGGAATTTTTATACTATAGGTCTTTATGTCTGCTTCTTCTTGAATAAATCTAAGACCTTCTTCTGTGAGGCGTAGTCCGCCTTCGTTTTTTGTGCGCAAGTTGTACCACCAACTTGTTTTTAATTGATCAAATGTGCGGTCGTCTACTTCTTTATTTGCCGCTTTCAAGAACACCGCAGTATAGGTATTCTTGGTATAAGTCATTTTATCGGTTCACCTTGTGTTAATTTATATACTGCAAAATCTGTTGTTTTAAAAAGTTTGTTTAATTTTTTTGCTAGATTGTGTGCATGGCCTGGATTTGAAAAACTAACCTTTTTGTATTTTGGTCCAGGATAGCTAGCCAACAGGCTTCCGCTCTTTAAATTAAAAGGCTGGCCTTTGTAGAATACTGCCCATATAGCTTCACTTTCAAGAATCTGTTCAACCTTGTAGTTTTCTTTATTGGCATATTCGAGTATTATCTTCGGTTTTGGTCTACTCATTATATACGTGTTCCTAATTAACCACGTATATATTTATCACCTTTAGAACGTTCCGCCGTCAAACTTTACATCGATTTGAGTGGTTGATTCTTTAATTTCTTTCAATAAATCGCGAATTTCGGCAACCGTAGAACCTAATTTAGTCGTTATAATAGCTAGTTCTTGTACTAGCTCTTTTCCTTCTTGAATAGATATACGTATATCTTTCTGTTGACTTTTTTCTGCTACATTTAATCGTTGAATAAGCCTTTCAACACTAGGTAATTTATCTGGTATATTATTTGCTGACATTTGATAATACCTGTTTCATTTCCATTTCTGTTTTAAATGGACCTTTAAAATCATATCTTTGTAAAGTAATCATTTTTGGACAAAATGATTTTACCCAACCTTTATCGAAACGGATGACATAGTATCCGGCACAATATAAACTTTTACTATCTTTACTTTTTGTGAACAACGGTAGTTTACGTTTGATGTCGAACATAGCATTATGAGGTTCAACACTAGTTGAATAGCCATGAACTTCATTTGGTAATGAACCATTGGCTTCTTTAACAATTTTAGCAACAAAGAAATCTTTGCCAAATTGTTTCGTCAGGCTTTCTTTATTATCATAAATTTTAATACCTGTTTCATTACTAAGTACAAATCGCTCGTCTTCAATCTTTCGAAGAGTTGCAAATTTTTCTCCGTCCTTTTCAACAATCCAAAATTTATCTTTAATGATTGGTTTAGCGTGTATCTCTGTCATGTGATTCTCCCAACATGTTGCTGACTTGTTTTCACAAGTATTTTCATACTGACAAAACTCTAGTTTCATCATAGTTGTATCTAGCATTTAATGGCTCCGCATAAGATTGTGCCTGCTCTGCAATTTTTTTCAAATCGTAGAGATGACAAAATTTCATTAATCTAATTCCAACTTGATTAACATTTTTGTTAGCAGTTGTAGCAGTATTAATTGTTTCTACAATAATTTTTTTAATTTCTTCTGGTTGATAAGACAAATCGATTAGTCGCCGATTTCTCTCATAGTCTTCCAAAACTCTGTGTTCTTTGCCTTCGTGGTCAGTCCATCTCTGAAGCATGAGATTGTTCCACGCAAATCCTTTGGTTTTACGATCTTCGAACGCTTCAGCAAGACCCACTTTTTTGCTTGTGCCTTTAGTACGCACACCTGGATACGCTGAGAAGACATTATCACTGGTATCACCACGCATACATTTTTCAAATAGTTGCCATTCTGGAC